CAAATGCTTGTTGAGTACACTTTACAAGTATCTAACGAGAAAGCACATGGTATTGTTGCTGACTTATTAGTAGCGTAATAAAAATTAATGTTGCCCACTTCGGTGGGCAGTATTATTAAAGGATTGATATGGGAAAATATAACGACCACTTAAAAAAAGTAGAATACAGAAATTATAAAGAACATGAGACAACTGATGGAAAGGTTTTAGAGGTTGTACAAGATGTAAGTGACATTGTTGAAAGAAACAAAAAAGAATACAACAACAACTCTAAAAAATGGGGTGATGATGTATTTGATAACAAGATAGCATCTATTCCAATGACTGTTGTAGATAAATTAAATCAACAAGGCATTATGCGAGGATTTCATGTATTAGACCAAAAAGCTTTTTTTAAATGGTTGAACGACCCAGACAATAGATTTTTTAGAACAAAACAGGGCAGAATCTAAATGGCATTTTTTACAGACTACACAACGCTACAAGCAACTATAGCTGATTATTTAGCTCGTAGTGATTTAACTGCATCTATCCCAGAATTTATTAGATTAGCAGAAAATAGATTAAGTAGAGATTTGCGTATAAGGCAAATGTTACAAATAGCAACTACTACTATTGACTCTACTAATGGTACAGTAGAAATACCAGCAGATTTTTTAGCTATGAAAGATATACACATTTCTTCTAGCAATCCTATACAAACTGTTACATTCCAATCTCCTAGTAATTTTTTTAGAAATACAAGAGCATTAACATCAGGCTTGCCTTCTTTTTATACTGCATTAGGAAGCGAGTTTAGATTTTCTCCGATTGGTGCTGAAACAGATACATTACAAATGCTCTATTATGTAAAACCACCACATATGAGCTCAACAGTTTCATCAAACCTTTGGTTAGCAAATACACCTGATTTACTGCTTTATGCAGCACTTGGTGAAGCAGAGCCATTCTTGATGAATGATGAAAGATTGGCAACTTGGTCAGCAATGTACGACAGAGGTGTTCAATCTTTAAGTAAATCAGATGATGAGGGGGAATTTCCTGCTCATCCAATGTCAATAACAACAACTACGAGGTAATTATTATGGCAGATATGTCGGACTATTTAGAAGTTGCACTTCTAAACTTAACACTAAATGGAACTGCTTTTACAGCAGTAAACAATCCATATATTTCTTTACACACAGCAGATCCAACAGATGCTGGAACAGGCACAGAAGTTTCTGGTGGTTCATACGCTAGAGTAGCTTCTTCCTTTGCAACAGCTTCTGGAACAGGTGGTTCTGTAGTATCAGATGCAGTTGCAACCTTTCCTACAGCTACAGCAACATGGGGAACTGTAGGATGGATTGGTTTATGGGATGCAGCTTCTAGCGGCAATATGATTTATCATACAGCTTTAGATGCACCAAAAACTATTGATTCTGGTGATATTTTTAAAATTGCTGCTGGAAATTTATCAGTAACATTAGCATAGAGGATAGATTATGTCACTTGTCTTAAAGGATAGAGTCAAAGAAACGACTACAACCACAGGTACTGGGACAGTTACACTTGCTGGAGCAGCAACTGGATTTCAAGACTTTTCTGTAATTGGTAACGCAAACACTACTTATTATGCTATTACAAATGGCAATAATTACGAGGTAGGTTTAGGAACTTATACAGCTTCAGGCACAACTTTATCCAGAGATACTGTATTAGAATCTAGTAGTAGCGGTTCTAAAATTACATTATCAGGCACAAGTGATGTATTCTGTACTTATCCTGCTGAAAAATCCGTTGCTTTAAATGGCACTGTAATTAATGATGCTGATGTAGTTGCTACAGCAAACATTGTTAATGATGCCGTTACAACAGATAAAGTTAATTTAATATCTACAGGTTCAGTCCCTAGTTTAGAAGCTAAAGGAACATCAGGAGTAACAGATGGATATATACAATTAAACTGTGCTGAAAACACTCATAGTATTAAACTTAAATCTCCACCTCATTCGGCAGCAGCTAGTTACACATTAACATTTCCTGACAATGATGGTGATGCTAGTCAATTTCTGCAAACAAATGGATCTGGTGTATTAACATGGGCAGGAGCTGGAGCATCAGCAGGGGGTGTTATCTATGAAAATACAGATGATATAACAGATAACTATACTTTAACTTCAGGAACAAATGGTATGTCAGTTGGACCTATAACTATAGCAGCCACAAAGACAGTTACTATTCCTTCTGGACAACGATGGGTGATATTATAATATGACTACAAAAATTAATGCAGATACAAGTGCAGGATTAAAATTAGAATCAGATACTTCAGGTATTGTAGAAATACAATCTGCTGGAACAACAAAACTTACTGTTAACAGTGGTGGAGCATTTGGTGGTGGTTTTGCAAATATGCAAGTTTTTACTTCTTCAGGTACATTTACTATTCCTGCTGGGGTAACGAAAGTAAAAGTTACAGTTGTTGGTGGAGGTGGAGCTGGTTCTGGAGCATTAGCTTACATGGGACCTGGAGGAGGAGGTGGTGGTACAGTTATTGAAACTATTAGTAGCCTAACTCCTGGTGGAACAGTCGCTGTAACTGTAGGTGCTGGTGGAGTAGGTGCAAATGGCACAGGTCCTACAGGAGGAACTTCATCATTTGCTTCTTATTGTTCTGCTACTGGTGGAGCTGGAGGAGTTTCAGGAGGATTATCAAGTATTGGTGGTTCTGGAGGTTTAGGTAGTGGTGGTGATTTAAATATTGCTGGTCAAGTTGGGCATAATGGAACTGCTTATGGAACTCTTGTTTCAACTGGAGCTGGTGGAGGTTCTACTCATGGTGGAGGTGGAATTTCACAACAAGGTACTGCGGCTGCAAATGGTTTAGATGGAATAGGTTATGGTGGCGGAGGTAGTGGTGGTAAATATAATAATGCAACTAATGTTGGTGGTTCAGGTTCTGCTGGCGTTGTTATAGTTGAATACTAAAAATATATAGGGAATAAATATGAAAGCATTAATTTCACCAAAAGAAAATAATAGAGTAGCTCAAGTAACTAAAACTATTTTTGAAGTAGCTTTACCATTGCATTGGGTAGATTGTACAGAAGAAGTGAAACCAGAATGGAAATATGTTGATGGTAATTTTATAGAGCCTGTTATACATGTAGAAACAAAAACAAATGAAGAATTGATTAAGGAGCAAACAAATGGCTGATATAGTATTAACAGGAAACACCTCTGGAGCTATTACAGTTGCAGCACCAGCAGTCGCAGGAACAAATACACTTACATTACCTGCTGAAACAGGGACACTAGCAACAACACAACTTTATATAGTTGATGCTTTAATAGTAGGTGGCGGAGGCGGAGGTGGCGGAGCATACTACGCTGGTGGAGGCGGAGCAGGTGGTTTAATAACTGACAACCCTGTATTAACAGTAGGAGCAACTTATACTATTACTATAGGAGCAGGCGGAGCAGGTGGAACTGTTCTTAATGAACGAGGTAGTAACGGACAAGATTCTGTAATTAGTAGTTCAGCTTCTTTAGGTGGAGGTAGTTTAACTGCCCTAGGAGGTGGAGGTGGAGGTGCTGGTAGTGGCAATCCAGTTGGTCTTAACGGAGGTTCTGGAGGTGGTAACAGTGGGTATAGCACTGCTGCTGGTGGTGCTGGAACATCTGGGCAAGGTAGTGCAGGTGGTAGTGGTGCAACTTATGGCGGCGGTGGCGGTGGCGGTGCAGGAGCTGTTGGAAGTACTGGTACTAGTGTTAATGGCGGAAATGGCGGAGTTGGATTATCAGATTCTATTACAGGTGCAGCTATTTTTTATGCTGGTGGTGGTGGTGGTGGTTCATATAGTGGTACTGGTGGTGCTGGTGGTAATGGTGGTGGTGGTCGTGGCGGTGAGCCTGGAACTGATTCAGTAGCAGGTACAGCTAATCTAGGCGGAGGTGGTGGTGGAGCTAGTGGTAGGTCAGGAAGTACTGTCGTTGCATCTGCTGGAGGTTCAGGTGTAGTCATACTCTCAATGCTAACAGCAAACTATACAGGAACTATAACAGGAGCACCCACTGTTTCAACGGATGGTTTAAATACCATACTTACTTATACATCATCAGGTAGTTATACAGCTTAAGGAAATTATATATGGCACATTACGCAAAAGTTAATAACGGAATAGTAGAACAAGTCATTGTTGCAGAGGCAGAATTCTTTGATAATTTTGTAGATTCTAGTCCTGGTCAATGGATACAAACATCATACAATACACATGCTAATCAACACCCAGAAGGCAGACCGCTACGAGGTAACTATGCTGGAGTAGGGCATACCTATGATGTGACTAACAATGTATTTTACAAACCTCAACCTTATCCATCATGGACACTAAATGAAACAGCATGGACATGGGATGCTCCAGTAGCTTACCCAGATGATGGCAATATGTATGAGTGGGATGAACCTACAAATAACTGGATAGAGGTAACAAAAGGAGATGAATAATGTCAGTTACAATTAAAGGAACAGAAGGTGTTAGTAAGGTAGAAGCTTCTGGAACTCCATCAAGTTCTACTTTTTTAAGAGGTGATTATGCTTGGGCAACACCTAGTGGTGGTAAAATACTGCAAGTTGTGCAAACAGTTAAAACTGATACAGCTTCTATAACATCTTCAAGCACAAATACTTTTGTTGACCTAACAGGATTGACAGTTTCAATAACACCATCATCAGCATCAAGTAAAGTTTTGGTTACAGTTAGTGCTAGTGTAATTCAATCTACTGGTATTTTACATATGATGTTGGTAAGAGATACTACAAATATAGTAGTTGGCGATACAGCTGGCAGTAGACTTTCTTCTACAATGAGTTCTCGCTTTGATAGTGCGCCTTACACATACAATAATAATATTACTGCTGCTTATAG